ATATGAGCGAGCAACTCATGAGTTAAAGGAAGGCTTACAAACTGTAAATCTTTCTAATGCTCGTTTGCTCTACACGAACCGTGTTTTAAGAAATGCCTCCCTAAATGAGCGACAAAAGAAAAGAATTGTCGAAGCTATTTCCCAAGCTGGTTCAGTCGCAGAAGCGAAGACAATATATAATACGCTTGAAAGCGCGGTGGAGTCGCGACCAAATCGTCGTCCTCAATCACTAAGCGAAGCTATTACCCGTCCGTCTTCTGCTATTCGTGCTTCTCATAGAGAAACACAAAAAACTGATCCATTCGCAGAGCGAATGAGAAAACTAGCAGGTATTAACTAATAAATAATTTAAAAAGGAGGATTATATTATGTCTAGTATTGTAGAAAGATTGACAGAGGGTATTGTCAATCGTGATATGCGTGCCGAAGGTAACGCATTGTTGAATAAATGGGAAAAGACCGGCCTTTTGGAAGGTATTGAGAAGGACGCTAAGCGCCAGAATATGGCTCGTCTACTGGAAAACCAGGCGAAGGAACTTCTTCGTGAGACGAGCACGATGGCGGGTAGCGATGTTGAGGGCTTCGCGGCCGTCGCATTCCCCATTGTCCGTCGCGTTTTCGCGAGTCTGATCGCTAACGATCTCGTTAGTGTTCAGCCGATGAGTCTGCCTAGTGGGCTCATCTTCTTCCTAGATTTCACCACTTCAACAAATGGTGCGGGGCTTCCCCGTCTAGGTTATGGTTATGGCGGTCCCCGTGCTGTTTCCGAGAAGTCACTATTTGGTGGTGATCGGGTCGGTGCTGAGATTACTGGTGGTATTCGTATCACGGGTTCCTTCGCGGAGCTTGGCCCTTATAACATGAACAACGGTTATGCTTCACCGACTGGATCGGGTACCCTAACGTGGACCGGTCTTCTTTCTGGTACTTTCGGTGCTGGTGGTGAGCTTGATAGAGTTGTTCAGTACGATCCGGAGTTCACTTCTGGGACGACGAACGTCGCCGTCCTACAAGCTGCTATTAACGGCTTAGATCAATTCAACACTGAGAACCTCACAGCACTAGTTCTCTCTGGTGGTGTTGGTCTTACCCGCGGGTCCAATCTCGATGATGTTCAGTGTCGTCGTCTAACGCGATATAGCGGTTCTAGCACGACCCAGGCCATTTTCGTTCTGGCTTCTTACGGTGGTGGTCGCTCGGCTGTTCAGCTTAGTGAGTCACTGTCTGCTACAACCACGGTTAAGTTTCCTCAGACGGATGACTTTGCCGCTGGTGGTTCTGTTGGTTCCGTTATTGGACAGTCCTCTTGGGGTCTTGAAAATAACGAAAGCATCCCCGAGATCGACATTAAGGTCGATTCCGTGGCTGTCACCGCGATCACCAAGAAGCTGAAGGCCAAGTGGACGCCAGAATTGGGACAGGATCTTAATGCCTATCACAACCTGGATGCCGAGGTCGAGCTTACCAGCATTCTCTCTGAGCAGATTGCTCTTGAGATTGACCGTGAGATCATCGAAGATCTGTGCATCGGCGCGTCGACCAAGGAATTTTGGTCACGTTCACCGGGCCTCTTCGTAGATCGCACGACTGGTAGTGAGGTTGGTGCAGCCGCAAAGGCGCCCGACTTCACCGGTACCGTTAGTGAGTGGTATGAGACTCTCGTTGAAACCATCAACGATGTTTCCGCTGTAATCCATCGTAAGACTCTTCGTGGTGGCGCCAACTTCATCGTCTGCGGACCTGAAGTTGCTGGTATCCTTGAGTTCACGGCTGGTTTCCGCGCCTCTGTCACTGTTGATGACGAGACCGGTTCTATCGGTGCTGTCAAGGTTGGCTCTCTAACCAAGAAGTTCGATGTTATTGTAGATCCTTATTTCTTCCGTAACGTTGTTCTGGTTGGTCGTCGCGGCTCTAGTTTCCTAGAGTCTGGTTATGTATACGCACCTTATGTGCCGCTACAGACGACTCCCACCATCTTTGGACCGGAGGACTTCGTGCCCCGTAAGGGTGTCATGACTCGATATGCCAAGAAGATGGTCAGACCTGATATGTATGGTTTGGTCCTTATTCGTGGTCTTGTCGGTGAGTCCGGTGGTACCTGATTGATTAACTAATCGTTAATTGATTAAATCTTAAAACCCTCGCTTCGGCGGGGGTTTTTTGTTTTCCCAATACTATATATCATGTCAAGTACACAGGAGGGAACCAATGAGTGCCATAAGTACAAGAAGAATACAGAATCTTATAAACAATAACAATAACGAACTAATAACACAAGCAGCGTTGCAGGTTAAGAAAGTTAAATTTTATCCAGCGGACCCAACTTCGTCATTAGTGACCACCGACACCACTTTTTCTGCTGCTCAAGCAGGTAAAATTGTTTTGATTGACAATAGTTCTTCCGGCAATATCACAATGACGTTGCCTACCGGCGTCACCGGAATGCACTTTACTTTTATGCTTGTTTCAAATAGCAACGCCGCCGCCGAACTTTTAATTGACTCTGGCGCAACAAACGGAATCAGGGGAGTGAGCACCGGTGTTGGTAACGCGGCATTCGTCAATATTAATGCCCAGAGTGTAGGATTTGCTGACGCAGAAAAGCGCGGCGCCGTGATTGAACTTTTTTATATCGGGAACCGATGGTTTCTAAAACATGCGATTAGCACTGTTGCGCTTATTACTTCTTTCTCTTGATGAAGATTAAACTAACGCTAAAAGGAAAAATAAACAAATGAGTAGCAAAGGCAACTTGGGTATGCGTAGAGTGCAAACTCTTATTAACAACAATCAGAATGAATTTATAACGGAAGTGGCATTTCAGGCCCAGAAAGTAAAATTTTCCCCAGACGATGCCCCGACGTCGTTAGTGACCGGTGATACTACTTTCACTAATGCTGATTCTGGTAAAACTGTTTTGATCGACGCTTCATCGGCCGGGAACTTCACATTGACGCTCCCCACCGCAGAAGTGGGAATGCAGTTTACATTTATGTTGGTCTCAAATAGTAATGCCGCGGCCGAAGTTATGATTGATGCCGGCTCCGGTGTAAACATCCGTGGCCTCAGTGTGGGGGTTGGTAATGCCGTTTATGTTAATATAAATTCTCGTACTGTAGGATTCGCTGATGCCGAAAAGCGTGGTGCCATGATTGAATTAATTTATACTGGCCACTGGTTCATAAGACATGCGAATAGTGCAGTTGCGTTGGTTACAAGTTTTAGTTGATTAATTAAATATTAAAACCCCCGAACCGCGGGGGTTTTCCTTTTTAGAACACTATATATAAGTGATAAAGAAAAATCGTATAACTCATTGTAGGAGGGTATTTTAACATGAGCGCATTAGGTCTTAGGAGAGTACAAACTCTTCTTGAAAGTTTAGGAAGAGACATTAATTGGGGATCAACAACCCACAGTAGCCACAGACTCAAGGTTGAATCGCTAATTACGACCAAGACTGTGACGACAGCAGATAGTGGAAAGGTTTTTATGTTAAACCTCGCAGGAGGGTTCACTGTAACACTCCCCTCTGTCACCGCCACCGATGTTGCCGGGTGTCATTGGACGTTTATCGTGGGCACAGATCCAACTACTGCATATATTATTGCCGGCGGAACAGCCGATAAGATGGCTGGCAAAATAGTCTGCTCCGCTGGGGGCAACGAAGATGAAGAGAATGCAATTACGGGCGATCAGGTGAACTTTATTGCCGATACTGCCAAAGTTGGTGACAAGGTGGAGATCTACGCCGATGGAACCGGATTTTATGCCTATGGAATCACAGGCGCCGCCGGTGGTATCACAATTACTGGATAATTATCTGATATAACAAAACAATGTATTTTATTCCCCCCTTCCAATTCGGTTGGGGGGTTTTTTTTGAAAAGGGCAATTTACCGAAAAATACCGCCGCCAATTTTTTGAGATTTTCGTTTTAGAGAAAAATAGAGAAAGAACCCTCGGTACTGCTGGGGGTTTCTTCTTTTGTAAACTAATTAAACTAGCGGGAGATCTATTGAATGCCAACGAATTTAAGTCCTAAGACAACCACCAGTGCAGTAATATTACCATCTACTGGAACTATAAGCAAAGTATCCGGCGCAGTTCCCTTTGGAACGTATACTGGCTCTGCTACTTTTTTAAGTGGCGCAGCGCTGCAAGTAAATTATGTATATAAGAAGCTTGGCGGCGATGTTGTTGATATTGAATTGACGGCAGCAAATGTCTATTCTGCCTATGAAGAGTCGGTTTTAGAATACTCTTACATTATTAACTTACACCAGAGCAAAAATATTATTGCCAATGTTCTTGGTAACCAGACGGCATCCTTCGATCATAGAGGCCAAATAACATCTGGCGCCACTGGTGTTAATTTAAAGTATCCAAGATTTCAGTTTACATATGCTAGAAATATTGGTGACAGCGTTGCACAAATTGCCGGATTCGGAGGCACGGTGCCACAATATTCCGCATCTTTTTCACCAATTACTAATATTCAAGATTATGACTTGCAAAACATAATTACAAGCGCTTCAAACTCTGGAGTAGACGATGGCGGAACTGCGGTCCCATATTCCGGAAAAGTTGGAGATTCCCGCGTTATTGTTACAAGAGTATTTTATAAATCTCCGCGTGCCATGTGGCGCTTCTATGGCTATTATGGTGGTTTAGGCGTCGTAGGCAACTATTCTACATATGGTCAGTATTCTGATGATGCTACATTTGAAATTATTCCGACTTGGCAAAATAAGATGCAAGCAGTAATGTATGAAGATTCAATTTATACTAGAACCTCGCATTATGCTTATGAGATTAGGGACAATAATTTAAGATTATTTCCAACGCCAAGTTATTGGGGATTTGACGAGACAGATCGAATTTGGGTTCAGTTCTACGTTGATAATGTAAATGCTTGGGATAAGAACGAAGATTATGTGGATGGCAGAGATGGCATTAATAATATGAACACAATACCATTCGATAATCTACCTTATGAAAAAATTAATGCAATTGGAAAACAATGGATTAGAAAATACGCCCTTGCGGTGTGCAAAGAGATGTTGGGCCAGATTAGAGGCAAATTTACAACAATGCCAATTCCAGGTGAGAGTGTAACTTTAAATCATGCCGAATTGTTGTCGCAAGCGAAAGAAGAGCAACAGCAGCTTAGAGATAAATTGATGGAGATTCTTGATACTATTACATATAGCGAGATCGCCAAGAGCGAGGGAGAGATAACGGATGCGGCGGTGACTGCTTTGAAAAATTCACCACTTCCAATATTTGTGGGGTAATAATCAATGTCGAACGAATGGAAACAACCAAATAACCCGCCTCCTCCACTTTTCTTTGGCAAGAAAGAAAGGGATCTTGTTAAACAGGTTAATGACGAATTAATTGAGAATATTATTGGCCAACAAATATTATATTTTCCAGTTGATCTTGAGAGAACAAACTTTCATGATTTATATGGGGAGGCGATTGAAAAAACATTTTTACCACCAATTAGAGTGTATGCAATGGTAGAGTTCACCGAACTTTCTACAGATTATCTTCCGAATATGGCCCTAGATAAAACGTGGGAGATCAATGTTCATTTTCATAAGAGAAGATTAGAAGAAGATCAAAACATGTATGTTCGCGAAGGCGATTTCGTTGCCTACGGGAGTTATTACTACGAGATAGTTAAACTATCAGAAGACACAAAACTATTTGGTCAAGTCGACTATGGTTTTGAAATTTCTGCAAGATGCAGAAGAGCAAGAAAGGGACTATTTGATGCTACCTAACGAATTTGATTTTGCAATGCTACCCCCCGGAAGCAATTTTAAGCTAAAAGACATAGGGATGCTTGCATCTACAATAGAGAACATAGACTACGCTATGACTTCCTGGCTTAAAGAAGACCTCAGACTCAGTGTGTTTAAAAATGATGGGTATAAAGAGGTTCCAATTTTTTGGCAGACCCCAGAGCGCTCTTTTCAAATTAAACACAACAAAAATCTAAGAGATGATGGAGGCTCTTTGGTGCTTCCGGCCGTTAGTGTGGAGAGGACCGGTGTTACAAAAGATCCTGCAAAAAAAGGAGGCTATCAGGCGCACACATATTCTGAAGATAAAAACGGAAGAACAGGCCGCCTCGTTATTGCACGAAAAATTGTACAAGATAAAACAAGAAATTTCGCTGCCGCAACCGGTATTCGTCAAAGTACATCTGGCGTTAAACAGAGATATTATCCCAGAGTTAACAAACGAGTAGTCGTTCGAAGCTTGTCTGTTCCAATTCCCATATACGTGAATATAGATTATAAAATTGTAATTAAGGCCGAATATCAAACCCAGATGAATGACTTAATCGCCCCATTTATGACGAGAACTGGACAAATAAATTCTTTCATAATGAAGCGAAATGGGCACTTATACGAGGCATTCATAGATCAGGGCTTTACACACAGCAATAACGTTGATAATCTCGAAGAGGAAACAAGAATGTTTACTTCCGAGGTTAACATCAGGGTTTTGGGCTATTTAATTGGTGAAGGTGGGAGCGATGATAGGCCAATTGTGAGAGTTGACGAGAATCTTGTGGAAATTACATACCCACAAGAAGGAATTGTTAAGGATGTGGACGGAATTATGAATATCACATCCTGAAGTGAAAGTTCGCTTTTCTTCCCTGTTCAGGCTCCTTTTGAAGTTCAAAATACTATTTAAACTATGATTGAGCCGCAATTAAATCCCATTATTTAAGAGAGGAAACATGGAATGTCAGTAAAAAACTTTAAATTTGTATCTCCTGGGGTGTTTATCAACGAAATTGATAACTCCTTTATTCCAAAAACGCCACAAGCGATTGGGCCAGTAATTGTTGGCCGTTCTCGGCGTGGCCTTGCAATGCAGCCTATAAAGGTGGAATCATTTTCTGAATTTGTCGAAGTGTTTGGTGATACGGTCCCGGGCTTCGGCGGTGGCGATATTTATCGCAACGGAAACTACCAGTCCCCAATGTATGGTACATATGCAGCGAAGGCATTTTTAAGACCCAACGTCGCCCCAATTCATTATATGCGCTTGCTTGGTCAACAAGATACGAACAATGACGGTACTGCTGCGGGGACTGCCGGATGGCAGACGGTTAAAAATCCCGGCACCAGTTCCGGCGAAAATGGGGGAGCATATGGATTATGGTTCTTTCCTACGGGCAATCAGTCGACCAATATGCAGGTCGGAACCGGCTCACTTGCTGCTATTTTTTATCTTAACAAATCCTGTTCAATTGTTTTAACTGGAGTTGTTGGGCCAAACCCGGCCACTGCTCATCACGCCGCGGGTATTAGCAAATTTATTAATACTGATTCTAGTAACTTGTTAGCTATAATTGTTTCCGGAGCGCAAGGAGGTCAAGAAACGGTTAAATTTAGCCTTGATGACTCGGCCGACACCTTTATTAGAAAGGCATTTAACACAAATCCACAACTAGTTGGAACTCCTGGCGAGTTTTATTCCACGGCTTCCGCAAAAGATTATTGGTTAGGGGAAACTTATGAACAGTTCTTCCGTGATAATAGTTGCGTTGGCGTTGCTGGCGCAGGGTTATTTCTCCCATAGCATATAATGGTGGTCTTGGTGTGACCACCGGCGCTGGCATCGGGCCCCATAAGATGAAACAGGCATCTCGCGAGGCAATTGCTGGTTGGTTCGTTGGACAAGATGTTTCAAACAACACAGCAAGCTATACAGCGGATACACAACAGAAACTTTTCCGCTTGAAGGGCCGAGGCCATGGCGAATGGCTACACAAGAGTTGCAAGGTTTCAATTGATAAAATTAGACAAGCCACATCAAATGCAACTGAGTATGGAACGTTTTCGGTTGTAATCAGAAATATTGCAGACTCAGATAATGCTGTGGAGGTTATGGAAAGATTTGATAATCTCACGCTAGATCCCACATCTCCCGATTTCATTTCACGTAGAATGGGAGATCAGTTCTACCAATGGGATACAAGCGCCAAGAGATTAAAGCTGTATGGTGAATATCCCAACCGGTCTAAATATGTCAGAGTCGATATGAACTCTAACGTTGAAGCTGGCGCAACTGATGCCGCCCTTCTACCGTTTGGCTATCTAGGGCCGCCCAAGTGGGCCGATGCGCTTCACGTCACGGGCAACTATGATGATGGGGATATTAAGAATAGGTTTATATACACGCCTAATCCATCACTTGTAAGTCAGTCGGTACCAACCTTAAGTGCTGTCATTTCTGGCTCACACAGTAGCGCAGCGATCACCCAGGGCGCCAAATCTGGATCCATGCTCTTTCCAGTAGTTCGACTCCGACAGTCGGCATCTGATGGTGGCATTAGCGATCAAACAGAGGCGTATTTTGGAATGTCAACTACGCGTACATCTACCGACACCCGATTTGATGTTAGTGTTCCTGATTTTCATAGAATTCCGTATCATGGTTTCCCGGATGATCCAACCTCTTATGCCGGCCAGATTCCTTCCGGCCTTTCTGGAGTTATGGCTTACTCATATGCATTCTCACTAGACGAACTCAAAACTGTTGATGGTGTCCGCGTTTATGTATCTGGCACGAGAGCAGCCGGGAATGGTAGTTCTTATACAACTACGTTAAATGCTGGTTATAATAGGTTTACCGCGCCATTCTGGGGCGGCCTAGACGGATGGGACATTACGAAGTCGGATCCTCTATATAATAGAGGAATGTCTTCGACCTCTACTGATTTGAATAATTATATTTATCACACCATCAAGCGCGGCATCGACACGGTTGCAGATCCCGAATTTATTGATATGAATTTGATAACTGCTCCCGGTGTAACGTTAGATAAACTAACAACCCATATGATCAACACTTGTGAAGAGCGCGCCGATGCTCTTGCATTAATTGATTTGGCGAATGTTTACATTCCCGCTCATGAGAGATTCTATAGCAGCAAGACCAGCAGAATTGGAACCGATCCAACATCTGCTGCAAATGCACTAAAAGATAGAAGAATTGATTCAAGCTATGGTTGCACTTTTTATCCTTGGGTTCAGACTCGTGATGAGGCCACCGGGCAGCTTGTGTGGGTTCCACCTTCTGTTGCGATGATGGGTGTTCTTGCCAGTTCTGAAGCAAAATCAGAGCTTTGGTTTGCGCCCGCAGGTTTCAACCGAGGCGGTCTCACTGAAGGTGCAGCGGGAATTCCTGTTGTCAGTGTATCCGAACGGTTGACTTCCAAAGAGAGAGATACTCTTTATGAAGGAAGAATTAACCCAATTGCTTCTTTCCCCTCCAGCGGTATTGTGGTCTTCGGACAGAAGACGTTGCAAGAGCGCCGGTCTGCACTAGACAGAATTAATGTCAGAAGATTGGTAATTTATTTGAAGAAGCAAATTTCAATCCTATCAACACAGATTCTGTTTGAGCAGAACGTGGATTCTACTTGGATGCGTTTTAAGGGACTCATCGAACCATTGCTAGCAAATGTGAAGAGTAAGTTTGGAATCACCGATTATCGTTTGATTTTGGATGAAACCACAACTACTCCAGATCTCATTGATCAGAACATCTTGTACGCAAAAATTATGGTTAAACCAGCCAGAGCAATTGAATTCATTGCAATTGATTTCGTGATTGCTTCAACTGGTGCTTCCTTCGATGATTAAAAGAAATGGAGGAATTTCCTTCACAATACTATTTAAAAATAGGTTATAGGAGTTTATAAAAATGGCATTTTGGTCAACCAACTATGGTGAAGACGCTACACTCAAAGATCCAAAAAGACAATTTAGATTTAAAGTTGAATTTGGAGGATTTGATGCCGGCAACAGTTTTTTGTGGTGGGCGAAGACGGCGACAAAGCCGTCCTTCGAAATTGCATCCACACCACACCAGTATTTAAATCATACTTTTCATTATCCTGGTACTGTAACATGGCAAGATGTGGTCATTGAAATGGTTGATCCCGGTACGCCAGATATGGCAGCATCTATGGCTGCATTGCTCGAAGGTGGTGGTTATCACCCTCCTTCCGATGCTGATGATGTTAGCACGATGACCAAGGCAACAGCAGTTTCTTCTCTTGGGACCGTTACTGTCACCCAAACTGATGCAAATGGTTCTCCATTAGAGCAGTGGACTCTGTGGAATGCCTTCATTTCTAAAGTAGATTATGGTAGTTTGGCATATGGTAATGACGAATTGACCACGATCAGCATTACCCTAAAATACGATTGGGCACGACTTGAAACTTCCAACACGGGCGGTTCTGTTGCGACCACACTCAAGGGTACTTCTTTCTTTAATCCATAAAAAATAAAATACGAGGTGTATATTGTCACGAAATAAAGATCGTGTTGGGGCTAAAAACATTAATGCAGACGCGCCCCCCACGCAGGTAGCAAAAGGTACTTTAGAGGGTTTTTCCTTCGTTGTTCCTACCGAATTTGTTGATCTTCCATCACGGGGAAGATATTATCCCGAAGGGCATCCCCTTTATGGGCAGGATACTATTGAAATTCGCCAAATGACTGCAAAAGAAGAGGATATTCTCACATCTAGAACACTTTTGAAAAAAGGTATTGTATTAGATCGCGTGCTACAAAATATTATTGTAGATAAACAGATCGATGCAGAAAACATGTTAACAGGTGATAGAAACGCTATACTTGTGGCGATGAGAATATCTGGATACGGTGCGATTTATGAAACAATGGTAAGTTGTCCATCTTGCGGAGAAAAGCAAGATCATAAATTTGATTTATCTGAATTGGTGCCTTTTCATGGCGATAAGGGGGATGATTTAGATATTGTTAACAACGGTGATGGAACATTTAATATTGTTCTACCACAAACGGAACTTAATGTAAGATTTCGATTATTGACCGGATATGATGAAACCGCCCTTGCCAATTCAAGGCAAAGTGACCGAAAAAGAAAAATAGAGGAGAAAAACGTTACAAGTCAATTAAATAAGATTTTAGTCTCTGTTAATGACAATACCTCTTTAGAAGCGAAGAAGTTTTTGATTGAAAACATTCCTTCGGTGGATTCTCGACATTTAAGATTGGCATTTAGTCTCATATGCCCAAATATTGATCTTACTCATTCCTTTGACTGCCAAGAGTGCGAATTCGTACAGGAAATGGAGGTGCCGCTTACAGCGGACTTTTTTTGGCCTGAACGATGAATATATGGAAAATGTTTATGAACAGTTCTTCTTTTTAAAATATTCGGGGGGCTGGTCATTCTTGGAGGCATATAATTTACCGATTGGTTTGAGAAAATGGTTTGTTGAAAGGCTGATCAAACAACTTGAAGTGGAAAGTGAAGCAATTCAAGAAGCTTCAAGAAACAGGGGACAAAGTTCGGGAGGGCAGACTCTAAGCACGCAGAATCAGCCCCGTAGACCGACCAACATGAGATGAGAAGGAAAGACAGAACAAGCTTCTGTCTTTTTTTTTATAAAACTATTTAATTTAGGCAACCAATGGATTCCCCTTACTCAAGAGTGGATAGAAATATGTTATGGCTGATTCAAAACTAAAACACCTCGAACAAGAAATTGCCAAGGCCAAAGAACTAGAGAAAATCTATTCAAAGGTTAAAAATTCTGCTATGGGGCGTATTTCTGCTGCGCAGCAATCGTTGGAGGTAATTAGACAGCAAGAAGTATTAATAGGCAAACAAACAAAAAGTGAGGAATGGCTAGCCGCGAAAGCCGCGGAGCGGGGCTCTTCGGTCGCTGCTGTAGTTAAAACCCAGCAGCAATTATTAGCAGCAAAAGAAAAAGAAAGTGCCATAATACAACACAATTTACAACTGGAGAACCAGAAAACAACAAGCATGCGCGACTCCCTCGCCGCGGCCAAAGATTTAAGTAAAACTTTGGGAGACTCATTTAAAGGCCAAAATGCTGTTGATTTGAAGAAATATATTGGAATGGCCGGCCAGCTTGGAGATGTTTTTAAGGGAGGCAAAACGTCTGTTCTCTCATTCGTCACGAGCCTTGGGAAAAATGTCCTGCTCAACGTTCTTTCAACTGTCATTGGTGAGATATTAGAACTCGTTCTTGGTACCGATAAGATGACAAAGAACTTTAGA